CACGAATCAAAACAAAAAGGTACTGTTTAACAGTTTAGAGAGCAGGCAGCTGCACCCCCATTTTCTAGCTAGTTATAATAAAATTTTGAAGTCCGCATTTTGGCAATGGTAATTACGTTAAAAACGCGCGCGCGTAGAGATGTTCAAATTATCCGCAAAAAATGCGGACTTATCCGCAAAAATATTCTATCCGCAAAATGACACAAGAAATAATTAGTAAGAGAGAATTTGCACGCCGGCTCGAAGTTGATGAGAAAGCAGTTAGAAAGGCAATAATTGAAGGAAAAATAAAAAAAGGTGTCTCAAGCGAAGGTAAAATAATATTCGATATAGCACTTCAAGAGGCAAAGAAAAATCTTATTGGAGTTTCCAATAATACTCAATCAAAAAATATACGAGGAGAATCCAAGTCTAAAAAGGATAACAAATCAAACGACACTACTTATGCAGATGCAAGAATAAGAAGCGAAATTGCCAGAGCAGAAAAGTCTGAATTAGAATTAAAAGAATTAAAAGGGGAACTAATAAAAAAACAAGATATAAAGGATCAACTTTTTGAACTTGGAAAAGAAATAAGATCTGAATTAGAATCTATGAAGAATAGATGTAAAAACAAGATATTGGCATCTGATCTAGACTCAAACAAACTAGATGAGATACTGGCTCTAGAAATTAATTATTCTCTAAATAGAGTGATTAATAAATGTTCGGGAAACAAAGTATTTGAAAACAATGAAGTTTGATGCCATAAAAGACGTACTGGAAGGTATGAGGCCGACTGAGATTATAACCGTTTCGGAATGGGCTGAAAAATACAGATATCTTAGCTCTGAGGCTTCATTTCTTGGAGGGTCACTATATACTTGTGATGTAACTCCATACGCAAGAAAAATAATGGATAGTCTTTCGTCTTATTCTTCTTATCAAGAAGTCATATTTTGCAAATCATCTCAAACTGGAGGCACGGAGATTGGTAATAATTGGCTTGGTTATATTATGCATATATCCCCAGCACCTACACTTATGCTTATGCCAACTGACGGAACCGTTGAGCGTAACTCAAAAATAAGAATTGATCCGATGATCGATCACTGTGCCGAATTAAAGAAAAGGATATCTCCAAAAAGAAGTAGAGACGGGGAGAATACAATTAATCAAAAAAAATTTAGTGGAGGTGTTCTTTATATGGGTGGGGCAAACTCAGCGGCTGTATTGAAATCTATTCCGGTTCGTTTTGTTATGCTTGATGAGGTGGACGAATATCCATCTGACCTAGGAGGTCAGGGAGGTGCTGACTCACTGGCGAAAGTTAGAACACGTATGTGGCCGAACCGAAAAATATATTATGTCAGCACACCAACGATTGATGGACTTTCTTTAATTCAATCAAAGTTTTTAGAGACAGACCAAAATTATTTTGAAGTGCCATGTCCTCACTGCGGAGGTTTTCAAAAATTAATCTGGTCGCAGTTGAAATGGGAACGAGGTGACGAAAGTAATTGTTATTATGAGTGTATTCATTGCGAAAAACCGATATCAGAATCATTCAAAACTGAAATGTTGGAGCAAGGAGTTTGGACACCTGCAGAACCGGGATTAATAAGTAGCAAAAAAATAGGATTCCACATCAATTCACTTTATGCTCCTACGGCATTTTTTACCTGGGCTGATTGCATTGAAGAATTCTATAAAGGGGAAAAGGATCCTAACGATATGAAGGTATTTGTAAATACAATTCTAGGAGAAACGTATGCAGAATCTGGAGAAAGTCCTAAATGGGAAAGCCTATACAACAAAAGCCGCATGGAAAACAACAAAGCGAATGAGGTACCTGAAAATGTATGCTTTATTACGGCTGGGGTTGATATTCAAAAAGACCGTATCGAGTTAGAGTTAGTCGGTTGGTGTGCGGATAAACAAAGCTACTCGCTTGACTTTCGTGTACTGCTTGGCAATACAACACTTCCGGATGTCTGGAATCAATTGTCGGAGGTAGTTAATGAAACATGGATAAGGAAAGATGGCGTGGAAATGACACTCAAATTAATGGCTATTGATACAGGTTACAACACAAATGAAGTTCATGGCTTTTGCAGAAAATATTCATCGAGTCGAGTTATTCCAATTAAGGGGCAGGACAGTTTAGGATTGCCGGCAGCTCCTCCCCGGCAAATTGATTATAATAAGAACGGTAAAAAGATTGGGAGACTTAAGCAATGGAATATCGGAGTATCACTTCTAAAAGGCGAATTCTATTCCTGGTTGAATCTTGAACCGAATCAAGATGGAACTTATCCGAATTGCTATTGTCATTTTTTACAGTACGACCAAAGATATTTTGAAGGTCTTACCGCAGAACAATACATCCCAAAAATCCATAAATGGAAAAAGGTCTACGAACGAAACGAGCCTTTAGACTGTAGGATATACGCCAGAGCTGCTGCAAACATCGTTGGACTTGACCGATTGAAAACCGCGCAACTCATGGCAATGGGTGGGGTAGTGGCTCAAACGCTTCAGCGTAAAGAAAAAAAAGAAAAAAAGAAACGAAAAAGTAGTTTCTGGGAATAGAAAATACCTCCATCCTACATTTGTTTTTGAGCTTCGCCATAATCGGTGGGGCTTTTTTTGTGCAAAATAAAAATGTACAATACATTACAATATTTGACAATTATGCTGCTTAATAAATTAAGTTTCTTTGCCACATGTATACGATTGAGCAATATAATTCACTTTGTGCAGCGATAGCTTTAGGAGCTACGAAGGTGAACTATGGGGATAAAAGTGTAGAGTATAGAAGCCTTGAGGAGATGATTAGATTAAAACAAATCATGGAGTCACAGTTATTTCCATCTCAATCGGTGAAAGCTCAAACAAACAGAAGAAAATACGCAGAATATGGCAGAGGCTACGAACAGGGGACAATCGAAGGCGAATCTTTTAGATAAGGTCGTTGGATATATATCTCCTAAAAGCGGATTAGCTCGAATCAATGCCCGTAGGTCGTATGAAGCCGCAAGCTTTGGCAGGAGAGCTAAAGCATTTAAGAACGCAAGTTCAACGGGTCCGAATCTTGAAATTGCACAAAGCTTTCAAACGCTTAGAAATCGCTCCAGACATTTTGTAAGAAATAACGGTTGGGCAAAGCGGGCGTTGGGTGTAATTACTGATAATACGGTTGGACAGGGGATCAGACCCGCACCGGTAGGAACTCGAAATCAAATTAAAAAGATAAAATCTCTTTGGCATAGTTGGGCTGAAGATACTGCTTGCGATTGGTACGGGAAGAATACTTTCTACGGACTTCAACAGCTAATCATGTCAGAGATATCAGAGGCAGGAGATTGTCTTATTTTACGCAGAAAGGTAATGCCGGATGCTAATAATCCATTGCCTATAAAGATTCAGGTTTTAGAAGGCGACCAATTAGACCATAACAGAAATTACAGATTATCGGTAAATATAAAAGGCAAAGAGTTGCCTGGCTATGCGAGACTAGGAGTTCAATATACGGATGATGGTAAATTACTTGGTTATTGGGTATGGCCGCAGCACCCATACGACATGAGCCCTGTAATTCAAACCATAGCTTCAGAATTCGTTCCGGTTGAAGATGTGATTCACCCTTTTGAGATATTACGAATTGGACAAGTTCGTGGGGTTCCAGATGGTGTAGCGGCATTTATGAAGATGTCGGATTTCTCAGACTACGAAGACGCCCAATTGATGAGACAAAAAGTTGCAGCAGCTTTCGCGGCATTTGTTAGCGGAAGGTCTGAATCAGCGGGAGATGATACTCTTGAGCATATAGAGCCTGGCATAGTTGAATATCTAAGCGAAAATGAATCAATAACTTTCTCAAATCCTCCGAAAGCGGATGGATATGCTGAATATAGCAAGAAAATTTTACAAGGTATTGCAGCCGCTTACGAGATTACTTATGAAATGTTGACAATGGATTATTCTAATGTCAATTACACAAGCGGTCAAATGGCACGGCAAGATACAAAGGGGAGATTCAGAAAGTTACAATACAATTTAATGGTTCCTCAAGTTTGTGTTCCTGTTTGGGATTGGTTCATGGAAGCTGTGATTGTTTCGGGTAAAATGCAAACGAAAGTAGTTTGCGGGGCTATGGATTGGACAGCTCCACGCATTGCACCGCTTGATTATGTCAAAGAAACCAATGCAAGGATAGCCGCTATTAGTGCAGGACTTACAACATGGAGCGAAGTAGTACGAGAAGATGGTCGCGACCCCGTAGAATTTTTGGAAGAATACAAAAACGATATAGAAGAACTGAAAAAAGCAGGTGTAAACTTTACGAGCGTACAGATGGCACCTCCCGATACTAAAATAAATGTAAATGAGTAAACAGAAAGAAGCCCCAAAATCATTTATCCGGGCACAAATAAGTAAGCCGACTTTCAATAAAGATGCAAGAACGTTTGACGTAACATTTGCTTCTGAAACTCCTGTTTTCAGAAATCCTTATTGGTCTGACGAACCTTACAATGAGGTGTTGGATTGCAATCCTAAATCTGTCAGAATGGATCGGGCTAATTCGGGCCTTCCTGTTTTCGACAATCATTATGCCGGTGGAGTAATGACTCAGCTAGGAAGATGCGATAATATCCGTTTTGAAGGAAATACAATGACTGGAACTGTCACACTCGGTGCAAGAGCAGATGATGCTTTAATATCGGATATTGAAAATGGAATTGTTTCAGGTATTTCAGTTGGGTATAACGTATATTCTTTTGAAAGAATACCGCCAACTAAAAGCGAAACAGTGCCGACATACAGAGCTACTGATTGGGAGCCTATGGAAGTTTCACTCGCACCGGTTCAGGCAGATATAAATTCAAAAATACGCTCAACAGAGCAAACACACACTATTAATATTATTTCAAAACAAAGTAGAATGACAACAATCGCAGAAATTCGCGCAAATGGTTCAGACGTAGAGAAATCACGACTGGAAGCCATTGTAAAAAGTACAAGCGCTGCCAAACTTAGCGACGAGAGAGCGCTTGAGTTTTATAACAGCGAAAAGCCGGTTGAGGAAATTCGGCAGATGATTTTGGAAGAAGCCGTAAAAACGCCAACGCCAACTCCTGCACCGACTCCAACAACAGAGAGTATCGAACAAGTACGCAAAACAACTACAGACGATGAAGGCAAACGCCTTGACTCTATCTTAGTTTCTACCCGTGCAGCAAAACTGGAAGATTCAAAAGCAATCGAACTATTCCGTAGTGGTAAACTGCTTGATGAAATTCGCCAAAGCATTTTGGAAGAATATGTAAAACAAGACAAACCTATTAACCCTATGAACATTGAACTTGGCGCAGAAGCCATCGACAAAAAAAGAGAAGCCGCAGAAGCAGCATTGCTTCACAGAGCCGCTCCTTCTGTTTTCAAAATGGACACTGTAAAAGACAACCCTTTTGCCGGACGTTCAATTCTTTCTATTGCTGAAATATTGATGCAAGAACGAGGAGTTAATACTAAAAATATGACTCCGATTGCCATCGTAGATCAGATATTTGGAAAACGTGATGCCTCTACAAGTGATTTACCATTCCTTCTTGAAGCTTTGACGAATAAATTACTTCGTCAGGATTATGATTTCATTACCGAGCAATGGTCGAAAATTTCCATGGAAACTACCGTTCCAAACTTCAAGCCTAAAAACTTCTATCAATTTGATACCGTAAACGGTATGACAGAAGTTCCTGAAGGTGACGAATTGAAATATGGAAAAATGGTTGAAAGCAAACAAACATTGTCGGTTAAGTCATTTGGCGAAGGGATTAAGTTCACTCGCAAAATGTTTATTAACGATGACTTGAGCGCTTTGGAAAAAATTCCGCAACGTTTCGTTTTGGACTGGAACACACTGCAGGGTGATATTATCTGGGGTTTATTGACCGGAAATTCAATGATGGATGATGGCAAAAACATTTTCCATACAGGTCATGGAAATATTGCAACAAACACAGATAAAGGCTTATTGACAGCATTAAACCTCGCAGTTGCTTATACTGCCATGGAACGTCAATTCGGTGTTAATGGTAAACGTCGTATTTATGTACGTCCGAAATATCTAATCGTAGCTCCTGAACAACGTGTTACTGCTTATCAATTGTTGAATACAGCTATTGTTCCAACGCAAACATCAGGTGTGAATATGTTCTCGGCTTTAGGTCTTGAGCTAATTGTAGAACCTCGTTTGGGTGCTAAAGAATGGTATTTGTCGGCTGACCCCGGCACCGTTGACGGATTGAAACATGCTTACCTTGATGGTAATGGTGGACTTCGCTCACAACGTGAAGATAATTTCGATACAGACTCAATTAAATTTGCTGTTCGCGGTGAATTTGGAGCTGCTGCAATTGATTATCGTGGATGGTACAAAAACCCAGGTGAATAAGTAAAATAGTTTATAATAGACAGTCTGTAACATAATTACAGACTGTCTACACAAACAAAAAAATAATAAAAACATATGCAAAATTATATTTGTGACGGCGAACGAATTACAGTAGTAGCCGGAGCCGCAGTAACAAGCGGAGATTTGATTTTTGTAGGGGCAAAGGCTGCCGTTGTTGTAACAAGCGCTGCTATTGGGGCTACTTTCGCAGCTCAAACAGAAGGTGTTTTTGAATTGGCAAAAGCCGCCGGAGCAATTACACAAGGTCAGTTATTGTATTTCGATGCAACAAACAAAGTGTTGACAACTACTTCAGGAGCGAACATTTTTGTGGGTTATGCTTACAAAGCCGCTTTGAGTGCTGATGTAACTGTACAATGCTGCATTGTTGACAATCCGGATTCTAACCCCGTTGTATTGCCCGTACAGGCTGCAAGTACTGCCACTGATGTTGCAGGTCTGAAAGCAGACTTTAATACATTACTTGCAAGCTTAAAAACAGCTGGATTAATGGCTAACGCATAATGGGATTATTCGATGGAATACAAGCGGCTGTATTTTCAACAGCCAATCAAGTCTTCGGAGATACAGCCGTTTGGACTCCCTCAATATCTGGGTCAAGTTCTATAACTGAACAGGTTCTTTTTAAAAATCCGAATGACCCAATTCAAATCGGAGAAACGGATAAATACGAATACAGACCATTTGATTATTCATTTGAATATTTTGAAGGTCAGTTTCCGAACTTAAAAGAATCTGTTGAAAGTGGAAATACTGAATTAGTTACAGTTAAAGGTTTCGAGCTATATATCAGAAGGGTGATTGCTAAATTCGATGGGAAAACATACACTGCTTACGGTGAATTAAAGATTGTGGAATGAAAAGTTACTATGAAGATATTGAAGATAAGATTTGTGATATTCTTTGTCCAAAGGATGAAAATGGAGCAAAATTAAATTCGATATATACAGCAGACCCACTCCCGGACAATGAAGCAGAAAACAAGCGATCATTTCCTACTTCAAAAGTCTATATTTCTTGTGTAGGCTCAGACTTCGGAGAAGATGAAAATAACGTAATGGTTATCCAGGAGGAAACAATCATTTTCGAGGCAATGATTAGAGCTAAGTCGAGACGAGGGGATTCTGGAATATTTGCTATACTATCTGATATTCGGAAAAAACTTCTTGGATATAAGTTCCCCGGCTGTAAAAAGATTATCATGATTAAGAGCGGATATATTGATGGCGGAACTCAAAACGACTGGAATTATATGTTATCGTTTTCTTTCAGGAGGCATGTTGTTGAAAATCTTGTCGAACCCGATGCACCACTTGCAACTAATATAGAATTTGAAACAAAAAGCGTGAATTAAAATACAAACTCACTAAAAACAAAATAAAATGAGTGATTTCTTACATGGGGTTGAAACGATTACCTCGCAAATAGTATCATTGACAAACACAGTTAAGACTGCTGTTATTGGACTAATAGGTACGGCAGCAACAGGGGATGTAAATTCATTGAAGTTGTGCATATCTGAATTGGATGATGCTCAATTTGGTTTGACAGGAACAATTCCGGAAGCTTTAGGTATTATTCGTTCCATCACAAAGAAAACAGGAGCTACTATATTTGTCGTGTCGGTTGGACTTCCATCAAGTACTCCTGAAGCAGCTGATTTTGTCGGTGCTCATGATTCTGAAACAGGAGAAAGAACAGGACTAATGTTGTTTGATACCTGCTATTCAATTTATG